AAGTCCTTGAAGAGGTCATTCGCGGGAGTCACGAACAGGTTGTTGATGCGGTTGCCGAGGCCATTAGCGCAGAGAAGGCGCTGTTTGGTAACACGGACACGACCCTGGTCGCCACGTTTTCTGGGTATGCGCTGGCCGCGTCTACCAACGGCAAGTTTTGGCGCGTTCGGTACGAGGAATCCAAATCGACCGGCAAAGTGCGGTTGCATGATGCCTCACCGATGAGCATCAAAACGGTAGGCAAAGACAATATCGGCAAGCATGTCCGTACAGAGACCCGCAAACTCATGGATTTGTTTTTCAAGAATGGCCTCACTGAGCAGACGCGCAGTCACTTGCGCGATGTCACTGATGCGATTCTTGATGGTGTTACTCCTACCCCGGAGGGCGCGGCCTCGTTTGTTGTGGATCGGCTGAATCAGGACCGAAGATGGAAGCAGTATGTGTCAGATCCGAGCCCGGACCTGGTTGATTTTTTCGAGGAAGACCCAAGCAAATTCAAGCCCGAAACGGCACAGAGGTTCAAGGCCGTTTGCGCTGGCGAGCATGATTTCGACAAGGAAGACGAATATTTGGCAATCGCCCTTGGGTCGATGAAGGAGATTTCGGCCAAGGTTGAGGGTATCGCCCAGAGCGCGGTGGCTACGATCGGGAGTTCGTTCACGTTGGGCGAAAAGTGGCGACGGTCGGATACCGATGTCATGGTCGGCGAGTTCAGGGAGTTCTTGATTGATTTCGCTGACGATGTTCGTGGGTTGTGCGAAGAGTTGTCTGCTTATGTGTTCGTGATGGGTGAAGACTCTCTTGGGCAGATTGCCATGCTTCATGATTCGGTTGCACAAAAAATGAGCGAGATTGAACTCGCTGGGAAGTTTGTTGAGAAGTTCGCAACCCGTTTTGAGGCGGTTTGATCGCCAATTGAACAGCGGAGGTAGATGATGAACAATCGAAATAAAGAAGTTGGGACGCTGGAAGAAGATCTCCAGGCTCTTGGTATGGATCCCAAGCTTGGCTTGGAGGCCCTGGAGGCGTCCTTGAACCTGCCAGAGCCTGGAGAGTATGTCCCTGATGCCAGCGGGAAGAAGCGTGGTGAGGGTTCTGGAATCCATGAGCAAGTGGACGCCAAGCTTAGAGACGCCCTCGCTGCCAGTGTGGCTGGAGACGAAGAGTACGAGGATGAAGAAGGCGATGAAGTGGAAGAGGGAGTCAAGATCGTCAAGCGCAAGAAGCGGCGTGGCGCGAAAGCGGTGAAACAGCGCCGAATGGCCCGCAAGTCGTACAAGAAGAGCAAATCCAAAATCAAGGCCAAGCGCAAGAAGGTTCGAAAGACCGCGAAGTTCAAGAAACGTGCGAAGATTCGTGCCCGGATCAAAGCCAAGAAGGGTCCGTTGGGCAAGGGACGTGCGCTGGTTATCACTGGGATGGAGACGGTCGCCAACTTGTCAGAGCAGATCGGGAACATCGTGGCTTCGGTTGCAGGTGAGGATGCTCTCTACATGGCCGAACACGTTGAGGCGATGGACTTGTCCGCCTTGATCGCCGATGTGCTGGCTGATCGGTTTGAGGACTTCGGCGACGACGAAAGCTCGGACGCGCTGAACAAGTTGGCCGACACGGCGCTCAACCTGGCTGAGAAGATCGAAGCCGGTGAGATGGAAGAGGAAGATATTGAAGAGAAGGTCAAGGCAGTGCTCAGCGGAGTGGCGAGCGCGATGGAGGCTTACGACAACTTAGAAGAAGAGGAAGAAGAAGAAGGGACCGAGGATGGGGAGGAAGAAGCGGGAAACTGACGAACGGCGCTTCGCTTGACGAGAAGAAGCGTAAGCGTCGTACAGCGTACTCAAGCGGAAGAAAAGAAGTTATTGGGTACGAGGTTCCTGAGATAGTAGGAAGGAAGAAGGCAAGGAAAGTGAAGAAGAAGCCCGGACAGATAGATCGAACGCCGCTGAAGGGCAGTTTCAGGTGGAGGTCTTGGTGATGAAAAAGCTACTGATTGACACCATGCCATTCACGGTGAAGCTTGAAGAATCGGAGTCCGGTGGGAAGCTGGTTGCTCGCGGTGAGCATGCACGAATCGATGTTCCGACAGACAACAACCGCCTGTACCCAAGATCAGTATGGGAAGTGAATCGTAACAGGCTGAGTGAGGCGATGAGTCGCCGTCGTGTATTCGGCGAGCTTGACCACCCTGGTGATGGCAAGACCAAGCTTCAGCGTGTGTCTCATCTCACGACGAAGTTTGATATTGATGATGCAAGCGGCATCGTGATCGCAGAGGACGAGATTCTGGATACTCCCAATGGGCGTATTTTGATGGCATTGTCCAAGGCTGGTTGTGAGCTTGCTGTCAGCAGTCGTGGGTTTGGATCGGTCAAAGAGAATGCAGACGGTGTAGAAGTTGTGCAAGACGACTATCGTTTGCTGGCGTGGGATTTTGTTGCGGATCCTGCTATGAGGACCGCGTATCCTGAGATTTTTTCGGAAGAAAGAAACATACCGGAGGATGAAATGGACTTGAAAACTCTGAAGAAGGAGTACCCTGGTCTTTACAGCGAGATCGCGGAATCCACGAAGGCCGATGCGGACAAGGCGAGCGCGAAGGTCTTGGCGGAGGCGAATGAGACCGCTGCGAAGACCATTCAGGAGGCAGTGGATGCTGCCAAGAAGGATGTCACCGAAGAGATGAAGGACAAGTTCACCAGCGAGTTGATGCGAGAGACCGAGAAGATTCGTGAAATCGCAGAAGACAAGGTTCGCGGAGAACTGATGTCCGATCCTTCCGTCGCTGGTGCGAAGGCAGCGATTGAAGCCGTGTCGGAGGCGCTGGCACCGTTTTTCATCCCGGCTGGGGCAGAAGATGCCATCAAGGCCAGGGACGACGAAATCGTGTCGTTGAAGAAGAGTCTGGCCGAGAAGGAGCTTGAGTCTGGCCAGACGAAGCAAGAGAACAAAGAGCTTGCTCATGTCGCCAAGAAGGCTGCATACACTCTGCACCTTGAGCGCCTGTTGAAGGGCGACGATGATGAGATGACGAGTGCGGTGGTTGAGTTGGTTGGCAAGGTTGAAGACCTCGATTCGGTTGAAGAGATCGATACCAAGGTCGAGGCGATCAGGGCGCAGCTTGAGCATCGTTCCGAAGACGACGATTCCGAAGAGAGAGCCGAGGAGATGAAGGAGAAGAACGGCAAGATCAAGGAGTTGGTCAAGGAGAACGAGGAATTGAAGGGCAAAGTCGTCGAGGTTGCCAAGCTCGCCGAGCAGATGCAGGTTCAGGTGTACGCTGCGAGCCAGATGGCCGGTCATCCTCAAGCGATGAGCAGGACGGTCAAGCGGCAGCTTGCCAAGGCTTCGTCTTCGGAAGAGGTTGACGAGATTATCGAGGGCCTGGACGGCGGCATAAACGAAGAAGACGAGATGGCCAGAATCCGAGCCAAGACGCAACGTGGCAAGGCAAGGGATCTGGAAGAAGATACCAACGGAGCGCCTGACAGCGGAGAAGGACAACCGGCATACGATCCGTTGAAGGCAGAGCTTGGTGTGTCGATGGAAGAAATCACAAGCCTTAGCGGGTTTGAGGAATTCACGGAAGAGGGGCACCCCAGGAATTGATCCTGTTGGTGCTATGAACTGGTAGGAACTGAAGCGGGGCCTGCCCCGGAAAAAGAGGAGGAAGAACATGGAAGCTCGAAACATGAAGCTTCTCACGGAAATGGGGGCCAATTCGGTCTCTGACAAGTCGTACACAGCGGGCTTGTCGAAGAAGTGGGCTCCGCTACTCCGTGGGATCAACGACCCTGTGAAGCGTGGTGTGACGGCGATTCTCATTGAGAATCAAGTCTCTCATCTGAAAGGTCTGCAAGAATCCGATACCCGGACTTCCCAGATCGCGTACTTCACGAAGTGGATCTTTCCTGTGTTGCGGAAGGTGTTTCCGAACCTGATCGCCAACGAGATCGTCTCGGTTCAGCCGATGACGGCTCCGGTCGGTGCGGTTTTCCACTTCAAGTACATCTACGGATCCAGCAAGGGCGGGACTGCCGCTGGGACGGAGATGATCGCCAACTTCGATCGTTACTACTCTTCGGAGTACGTTGACGGTGAGCACATCGCGACCGGCGATGGTGCCAAGTACGGCGGTGGCGGTTTGGCTTTGGCTGTGGATCTCGGCTGGAAGCCTGTGCGTCCCAAGGATGCCACGATGGGTGGCAACTGGAAGGTTGTTCTCAAGGACCTCCAGACCGATGGAACCGTGGACCAGGAAGCCGAAGATGATGGCTCCGGTGGATTCACTGGCGATACGTCTGCCGGTGCGATCAACTACACCTCTGGAGCGATCACGGCGTTCAAGTTCACCGCAGCCCCCACCGCGACGAATTTGATCAAGGCTTACTATCGGTACGATGGTGAGTTCAACGATCAGATTCCCGAGGTGTACCTCGAACTGTCGATGGAGACAGTGAAGGCCGAAAGCCGGAAGTTGAAGATCCGGTGGAGCCCTGAAGTCAGCGACGATCTGCGGGCCATGCAGGGCATGGACGCGGAGTCCGAGTTGATCACCGGTATCAGCCAAGAGGCCACCCTGGAGTTGGACCGTGAGATCATCATGGACCTGCTCGCCATGGCCACCGTCACCACCGATGCCTGGGATCGCAGTGTTCCCGCTGGCATGAGCGAACTCGACCACATCCGAACGCTGATCACGGTGATCAGCAAGGTCGCGAACCAGATCCACAAGAAGACCCTGCGAGCGCCTGGCAACTTCATCGTGACCTCCCCCGAGATCGCGTCGTTGTTTGCCCTGTTGTCCTCGAATGGCGATTATCGCCCGATCTTCTCGGGTGGCAACGCTCAGGATCCCATGGCACCGACGGACTACATTGTTCGCCCGGTCAGCTACGGCCCGATCACCAGCAACTTCGGCGTGACTCGCGTCGGCACGTTGTTGAATCGTTGGTCCGTGTACCAAGATCCTTTCTTCCCGACCAACAAGATTCTCGTTGGCCTGCGAGGGAAGTCCTTCATGGACAGCGGGTATGTGTGGGCACCATACGTTCCGTTGGAAATGACCAGCACCTTCCTGCACCCGGATGACCAGGGTTACCGGAAGGGGTTGCGGACTCGGTATGCGACCAAGGCGCTGCGGCCTGAGTATTACGGCACGGTCACGGTGTCGAACCTGTAGGCCAGTGACTTGAGCCTGACATAGGCTATGACCCCAAGGGGAGAGGTGCAGAACGGCTGCCCTTCTCCCCTTTTTTTTCTTTGAGGAGAAAAGACATGGTGAAAAAGTTTTGGTTGAAGCGAAGCAATCTGCCTTCGAACCCGACACAACGAGGAATGGTCGAAGTGACCTTGCGGTGGCGTGAGGCGAGTGGGTTCGGGATGAAGCAGCTCCAGAAGACCGTCAAGGCGAATGACATCCTTGAAGGCGGAAAGTGGGAGCAGTTTGTCCCCGAGTTTTTGGAGGTGTACGAGGCTCCGAAGGTCGAGGCTCCCAAGGAGTATGATGAGCCGAAGGCCGAAGAGACGGCATCGGACGCCCCGACCGGGAAGACCACGACCAAGAACGTGAACAAGCCTGCCAAGGGAAAGAAATAGTCCTACGGCTTTTCGAAAGAACGGAGAATTAAAATGAAGCTGAATGTCACGAACAATCGGGCTGACCCTCTGTACATCGAGTCTCGCGGGATTTCGATCCAGGCCGGTGCCAGCATTGTTTTGAACAACGCCAACGCCATCGACATTGGTGCCCTGAAGGACGATGCTGATGTCGTCGTCACCGTGGATTATGAGGCCGGTGACTTGATGATCCTGGTGTGGGAATGGGTGACTCTGCCTGCCGCACCTGGTGGGGCCACCACGTCGGCCATCGAAGGTCGCATCGTGGACCAGTTTGGTCTGCCTGTCGCTGAGGCCATGCTGTTGAAGGTCGGAGCTTTTGACGATGCGTACTGCAAGACCGGCGCGGCCAATGCGGTGATGGACACGGCAACGAAGGGTACGATCAAGAGCGGTGGAGCCTCGAAGGAGTTATTTGTCGAGACCAGCGCGGCTGGTGAGTTCGCCTGCACCCTGACCGACGCGGCTGACGAGGTTGTGTACCTCGCAGCGGACGCCGGGTATGGCATGGGCATTCTCGACGGCCAGGACATCGGTTCTGTTGAGTACAGCGCGTAGTAATGACTGGCGGGTGGGCCATTAGAGCTTGCCCGCCAGTTTCTTGCTGGAGGTAGGAAGTGTCTTCGACCCCAAGGACAAAAGAGGACATCATCAAGCGTGTGTTGCGTCGTCTTGGCGCTCCGACGTTGAAGATCGAGTTGACGAAAGACCAGACTGCCGATGCGTACAATGATGCGGTCATGTGGTACGTTGGCCGCAAAGGCATGAAGAAGACGCTGACGGTACAGGTTATTGCCGGGCAGCAGGATTACGGAAATTTCCCCAAAGATGTGGATGATGTGGTCGGAGTAACGCCGCCAAGAAGTGGTGCCTGGGATTTATCTCCGTGGGAGGCTGAGGCTGCGTTTCTTGGCATGAGAGGGTTCCCTGTAGGTGAAGGCAACCCGCTTAGTAGTGGTGCGAGCCCGAGCTATAGCGCCCTGGTCCAGAATGCTCAGTACGGTGAACAGGCCAGAAAGGTTTTGGGTAGGAATTTTAGTTGGGATTGGGATCAAGAGCACCGGGTTGTCAGGATCTATCCGAAGCCGTCCGATGGTGGTCAGATGATTATTTCATACCTCAGTAATGAGCTTGATCTGGGCACACTGTCCGTGAGGATGGTCAACCTTGTTTTGAGGCGCACGGTGGCAGAGGCGAAAGAGGTACTTGGCCGGGTCAGAAGCAAGTACCCAGAGTGGATGATGGCTGGAGGAGAGCGGGCCATGGACGGGGATACCTTGCTGATGGAGTCTCAGACTGAGAAGGATGAGCTGGACGAAGAGATTGACAACTTGTCGTACCCAATTCCGTTTTTATTGCAGTAGGAGGGTGAAATGCTTGGAGATCGAACGATACTTGAAATCAGAAGGCAGATTGAAGAGGACCAGGAGCAGTTGAAGTCCGAGGGGAAAATAAAACTGGATCCTGTGTCAGGATTCGTTAAGTCGAAATACGTCAAGGAACTGAAAAGTCTTCTGGATGCTGTTTTGAAAAGCCCAGGCAAGTTCACCTATGATCGCGGGAAGCTCAAGAGGTGGACTGATGGGGACATCATTAATCCATACACCGGGGAGATCGTGTATGATGCTGACAATGACAGTTGGCAGGTTGATTTTTTGAAAACCCTGATGTGGCAGATGATTGCCAAGAAGATGAATGTTTCTGGCAGGAAGAATAAACTAGATGGGTAGCGCATGATGTTCGTTATTGGACATTGTTAAGCAGGAGGTTGTAATGCTTGGAGATCGAGCGTTGTCGGAGATCAGAAGGCAGATTCTAAGCGAGGCAGTTGGCTTTGGCGCGATTGAGAAGGAAGTGAAGAACGCGTTGCGCCGGGTTGGCAGTTATAGGAAAACCAGGAAGTCTGTGGTGGCTGCGCTTGCGGTTGCCCTGGCAAAGTCTGACGTGCTTTTGGACTACATTCACAAGGAAACCAATGGCGGTAGGAGCCCAGACAGTGGCGAGGAGCATATTGTCTATGACGTGATTGGCGGGCCTATCGCGGCGTGGAAGGGTGGCGAGGGAATTGGCGAGGACGAGGCTGAGTATGACATGTTGTCTACCGATGTTTTTGAAAAGCTGATTCCGATCGTCAAGAAGCACAGGCCATCTGGCAAGAGTAGCAGGGACTTCAGTAATGTGTATCTCATGGTGTACAAGCATCGTGGGATTCTTGGGATGTTGTCGAAGCTCAACGATGGTAGTTCCAATGAGGACGCTGATCTCAAGGCGGTAGTGAAGGACGTGAAGGCGTTGTTGCGCGAACTTGAACGAATTTGAGGAGAACACAATGTTGGGTGACAGAACTATTCTGGAGATCAGAAGGCAGATCAATGAAGAGAAGGTTGGGTTGTCTGAGGGTGCTGGTTCGCTTGATCGTACACTTGACTGGGATCAGGATATTGATTGGGATGATATGCGGGTTGCGGTTGATGACGTGGCCAAGTGGGCCAGGAGTGCCAGGGCTGTCGGCGGGTCTGCGGTTGCGTCGGTCGTGTCCTTGTCGAATGCCGCCAGATCTGCAATTTCTGGAATGATGATGATTGCAGGCGGGATGCCCGATGGTGAGGGCAAAGTGCATGAGAAGAAACTTGTCAAGGTATTCAGCGATCTTTCTATGATTGCATCCAAAATGAAGTGAGATATGCTCGTTCCCTGGTCATTTTTCTTTGAGGCAGACAAGAAGTCCGACAAGGTTGGGGCTCAGCTTCGACATTGTATGGTCGCGGTGGCCAAGAAGCATGGTGGCGGGAAAGAGGGTGCGAAGGCTGCCTGGAATATTTGCCG